TTTTACTTAAAAGATCAATACCTAAAATATCAAACTGTACATGTCCTTGACTTTCTAAATCATTCATTTCGAATGCGGCAATTGGTTTGCCTGATTTGTCTAGAACCATAGGACAGATGTCCTGTAACTTATGTTTAGAAATAATAACTCCAGCAGCATGTTTACCCTGTGATTTATTTGTGCCCTCAATCTTGATCGCTTGTTTGAATAAATCTGCAAGAGGTCCGTTTACATTCTCTTCTTCATCCATGTAGCACCATTCTCTAAGACTATCAGCCTCATTAATCAAAGCCCATTTAATAATTGAAGGATCGTCCATCATTTCCAATTGGTCAGAAATTTGTGCCTCGTCTGGAATAGCATCAGTAATATTGTTCATCTCAGAAAAGGACACAGCATCATTAATACGAAGCACTTCCTTAACTGCTGACCGACCCTGTAACCTACCAAATGTAATCATCTGTGCAACATTTTCCTGACCATATCTCTCTTTAATATATGCAATAACATCATCTCTATGTTCTGCTGGAACATCAACATCAATATCTGGTAACGAAATATGATCTTCTGTGTTTCTACCTTCATTATAGAATCTTTCGAAGATTAAATCATACTCAATTGGGTCAACTTCAGTAATATTAAGTAAATATGAAACCAAACAACCAGCAGCAGAGCCTCGACCCGGACCAGCGATCCATCCTTGATCTTTCACATATGTAACAATATCTCTTACAATTAAAAAATATCCCGATAGCTCTGCCTTAAATATGACATCCATCTCTTGTTTAATTCTATCGGTGTAAATGTCTTTAGCTGCTTGGTCATCAATCTTACCACTACCCATCAACTTATTACGCCATCCATGCCTACATAGATCTTTAAGATATTCATCTTCACTCAAGCCCTGTGGACAATTATAGCGTGGTAGCATAGGCTTCTCAATTAGCTCATAATCTTCACACATATCAATAATCTTATTGATGATTCGACTGTCATCAAACTCTATAGACTCTTCTGGAGTGGGTAAATACCAACTGTCTTTGAGAAAGAACTGTTCGTTATCAAGTTCTTCCTTATCTTTGATTTTTTTAGCTACCTTTTTAAGATTAGTTTTCATGCCTGAGCATAGCATGACCCTATGACACTCGGCATCTTCTTTATCTACATAAAATACTTCATGATCGCGACACGACCAGTTAATATAATTGTTCTTAAATAATTTTTGTAGCCCATTACCATTATCGGAAACGCAAATAACATTTCCATGTTTAGCAACCAGCTTCAGAGTGTCAACATCCTGAGATGAAACATATTTGATTAAATCAAACCAACCATCTTTGTTTTTAGCGTAAAGGATGAAATCTTCAAAGTCGCAACCAAGGATTGGCTTAATGCCTTCTTTCTTGCAATTCTTATGAAAGTCTGCTGCCCCAGAGATGGTGCCAATATCCGCTATACCACATGCAGTATAACCATACTCTTTACACTTAGCGGCTAAGTTATTACATCGACAGAACCCCTTAAGCAAGCTAAAATGAGTTTTACAATTTAATGGTGCCCATGTCTTCATAATGGATTATGCCTTTTCTAATTTCCTGAAGGATTTCTCGATTACTATCTTTGGTCGCTAATCTATGATGTACTTTTTCTTCTAGCATTGTAGCTAATACAGGTGGACTTAGTACGGTTTGACAATAATCAGCAAGACTGTAAAGCATTTGTCTACAGTTATTAGTCTGTAGAAAGTTTAAGTTCTCTACTAGAGTATCGTCAAGAGTATACCAAGACCTATCTACATTAAGGAAGGGACAATTCTCATAATACCAAAGTTTGGGCAGTTTGTCAACTATTGGTATTGCACCTACAGACAAAGCTTCAAAAAGTCTAAAAGTTTCTGGACTATGTGCCCCCTGTGGACATAGACATAATTTGGAATTGTTTAGGACATCAAAGTACTCATCTTTATCTAAGCCCTTATTAAATCCATTCGTGATTTTCACAAAATATTTATACTTATCTCCAGCCGTATCTATGACTCTATCTAGCCCTCGTTTAAACGCATCTCTTGTTCCGGTGTGTGGAATTTGTCCCATAAAACAAAAATCATATTCTCTTTCTGGTAATGGTTTGATTTCCAAGCCTGGGCCAGGATCTTTAAAAGTCCCAAGTGGTAATGGGTAAGACAATGGATTATGCACTGGATAACCCCATCTGTCAAGCATGAAGTAGTGCTGGAAAATAATCAACACATCGTCTCTGGCAAACTCCTTGGGTGGAATATGTATCTCTTTAGAAGTACAGAAGACTACATTGTGTTTATCGTCATCATAGGTTGGTAAATCTTGACCTTGATACTTTACAATCACACGAAAACTATCATCTAGTTTATTAGCCAAATGCGTAGCTGTTTCTAATGTAAACTTATTACCTAATTCAAAGTCTCCAAAGATATCAATTAATTCTGCTGCCATGTTACGTCCAATCTTCTTCTATGAGCCATAGGTTAAATTCTTCTTGTTTGATAATAATTCCGAGCTTATGTCCCATATATGGGATTTTTTGAATTCGTCCTGATTCTTTAAAATCTTCTAAAACCGCTTTAACATTGTGCGGCCACATGATACCCCATTTAAATTGGTGCTGCTTAGATTCAATTAGCTTAGTATACTTATCTAGATCATGATGTTTAGGGGTTCTTAAATTTGTGCCACAGGTTTCAGCATTATAGATAAATAATATTGCTGCTTCTTCTTTGATGTATGCTTTTAGATCATTTACTTTTAATGTGAATTTGCCTGCTGTCGGAACCCATTTCATTTCTAATGGTAAATTTTTATGAGATCCATGATAAGTCATATCAACCATATAGTCAGCACCAGAGGTATTTGTACCTGTTGCTATGTACTCGCCATCATTTTCAATTCCATTATCACTCCAGCTATCTATATTGACATCTGGATTATTCTTACAAACTTCTAACCATCTATTGAAAAAATACTTTTCAACTTGAGTAGTAAATTTGATATGTTTCTTAAAATCATCTTTAGATCTATTGTCAAATCTTTTATCCATCAACCCGGTGCCTCATAAAAACCAATCTCATGTCCTTCAGCAGTACATCTTTCCATTGTTTCCTGTTCACCAAAAGCTTTTAAATGATCTTCTACATGGTGGCACATAGTTTGATTAGTGCCGGGCCATTTGTTTTTGTAAAAGTGGCATAGCTTTGTACACTTAAAATGCCTCCTTGTATGTGATATTGGTTGCGGATAATCATTTCTTTTAATCTGTTTGAATCTCTTCTCTAACATTTTTAAAAACTTAGCTTGATCGTCCTCATCGTAACACATACTAAACGGACCACCGTCGCGTATATAGAAGATTGACATAATCGCCTGATCGTATTCAGGGAATAGTTTTGATATCGCATAATTATACAATAACAACTGAGGATCTTCAATCAGTTTCTCATAAGTTTTTTCTTCCCCTGTAGCCCAGTTTAATCTGCGGCCCGTTTTCCAGTCAATGACTTCTATTACACCATCTTCTACTTCTGTAACTAAATCTATTGTACCTTTAATAGCTAATTGACCAGTAACAGATTCCCCATTAGGCATTTTATAATTAAACTTAGCCCAATCTTCTTCTATTGGAATATCAAACTGTGGCTCAGCCTCGACAATCTTTCTTTCTCGTGGGTCAAACTGACCATCGTTATATGTTAATGCTTGCTCTACTGATTTTTCGCAAAACTTATAATCAGCATTGGTATAGTGATGCACACAGCTTTCAGTGTAGTGTTCGTAGCTACGTTTGAGTAACTTAGCTACAAATGTTTTTGTGTACAAATTTTTAGGGGTAAATTTAATTTCACCAATAGCGTCGTCGGTGACTTTCATGGTTTTTGTTTGTCTTCCCTGCAATCGTTTCTTACATACCGCTAAGCATTCCATAACCTTATGGACTATTGTTCCTAATTGTGCCTTTTTGCCAGATGTGGATCTGTGACCTAAAACATAAGTTATAAAGTACTGTAACTGACAATAGTCGTAATTGTTGTATGAAGAACTACGAATGTAAGTAACTATCATAAACTATTTTTCCTTTATTGTATGAATGCCTCCAACAAGAGTTGGCTCAGATGGATCATGAGGCTTTAAGAATTCAGGCTGTATATCCTTACCCAGCCAACCCCATGAGTCTAAGTATTGTATAATTTCAATATTTGTTTCATGGATAGATAGATGCTCATTATCAATAACGGCATCAAATCCGGTAAATCCAGTTAATGCAGATTCACTGATATGGCTGTCCGTAAACTTACTTCTTGTAAGATTAATGACTTTACCGCCAGCATCTTGCACGGCTTCGATTTCATCTGGAAATCTACAATCATCTATTACAGCTAATAATGGTGATTCCCTAACTATATCTTCAATTAATTTAGCTCTCCAAATATCTTCATACACTTTACGACAAATATCTGTACCAAAAAATTGTAGAAATTCTCTATGAGTCATTTTGCCCGCTTTATGATAAATCAAGACACCATCATCTATTAGTTTCTTAATATCTTTTTTCTTGGCTAATGCAGCACTTGTAATGACCCCTGGCATATCATCCCAATACAAATGTGTTTTTTGATTCTTCTGAATATTGTTCCCATAAATATTCTCTTCCTTGAGGCCAAACAAGCCAACCGCAATTTCTTTTAAGGTTGACGCAAAAGAATACCGCTTTACATAAGGCCACATGTTGTATGCTGCCCACTCGGCAAATTCTGGATCAGTTCGAGTTGTGTCAAGAGCACCTTTTCCAGACTGCTCAACACCTTCTGAATCAATCATGACTGTTTCAATAACAAGACCACCATCTACCAGAATATCAAAGCCATTAATAATACCATTAGCTCTCAACTGATACCCATGTAGGAAGTTAGCACATGTGCTTTTTCCAGCTTGTTTATGTCCAGCAAATGCTAAGATTTTAGTTTCCATTGCAAACTCTTTCTATCTGTGGTTTAAGATGTTGTTCAATTTGGTCTATTGTCATGTCTCCAACATCTTTAGTTGGAATAGTGGGTCTAAAATAATTAAATCTTCTGCCGCATTTTTTGATGATTTTTTCGTAAGCTTTAGTTCCAGCATTATCTGAATCTGTCAAAATAATAACATTCAATGCTCCGCTACGCTCTAGTAGCAGCACTTGATCATCGCTAAGATCAGCACCAAAGATACCAACACAATTCTTGTAACCAGCTTCATGAAGTCTCCAGACATCGCCTTGACCCTCAACTAATATGACCGTACCTGTTTGATAGATATAGTCTTTAGCAATATTTAGTCCGTATAAAAAATTAGATTTTTGAAAACCCTTATTGTACATCCATTTAGGGTTTTGGGGTGTAATGTTTTCATGTGACAATCTACCCACACAACTTACATAGTTATAGTCCTCATCATAGACAGGAACCACAACTCTTTCCCTCATTATTCCAGATTTTACAGAACTAAGTCCCACATCAAATTCGTCTAAGACCTCAGCAGAATAACCACGCTCCATGAAATACTTTGAAGGTATTTGTAGCCTTTCTCTAATGTTTTCCCTAGATATTGTAGCGGATTTTCTAATTAACTCACGATTGAAAATCTGAAGAGTGTTATGAGATTCATCTCTAATAACAGTATGGTTTTCTAGATCGCTTATGTCACAATTTAAAAACTTTAAACAAAATTCCATTGTCTGATGCATGGTTACATCTTCATCATTCTCCATATTGTTTGATATCAACCCTCTAATAAACCCAAAGAAGCTTCGTTTAAATTCATCTTGACAACTATTTGTGAAGCATTGCCAACCACCAGAACCACCATAGGATTCTTTAAAAATAGCACAACCTTGTGGATTGTCTCCACCGTGTATAGGACATGCTAAGTGAAATGCATGGGAACTTTCATAATAGTCTACATTAAAATGTTGCAACAGTCTTGGCAACTGTAGAAACATAGCATCACTGACCTCAGTCAAGGTCTTCTGTTGATAAATCGGCATCTACTTCAAATCCTTCATCTCGGTTTCTGTTACTGTTGTGAATTTCATTTCTAGTTCTACCCTCTACAAGCTTACCAATCGAACCATACATATTCATACTAATGTAGTCACCAGAGTCTAGCATCTCACCATGCCTTGCTACGACAGGAACTAATTTCCTATTTCCAGCTTCAACACCATCATCGGCAATCTCCTCTTCCGACTTCATTTTAAAGATTGAGAAACTCGTACATAACCAAATCAATCTATCAGAGCCAGACACCACATCTGTAGATTCTTTAGTAATGCCATCTCGATTTAACTGCACGAAACTCAAACACGGAACATCATACTTTACACAAAAGTTATGAAGCTTAGTAATCTGAAATCCAAGCACTTGATACTCTTGCATCGAGCTACTAATACTTTCTGACCCCATAAGTTTCAAGTAATCATAAACAAGTAGACAGTCTTTTGTTTTTCCATTCTCGTCAAAACCTACATGCTGATAGATCCACTTACGCATCACAGCTAAGATGTTTTCAAACGATTGACCTGCAATACTAATGTAATGATATGGGATACTTTTAAGCTTGTCACCTGCGGCTCTGACTTTTTCCTTTTCGATTTCGTTTTCACTAAACTTACCAGTAGAAATCTTATTAATATCAACACCACTGAGATTGGCCAGCATTCTGTTTAGATGGTCTTCTTTAGACATCTCAGTGTCCAGCATTAGAACTGGAATATTAGAATTCTGAGCCACATTAATCGCTACAGCGTCCCCAAACATTGACTTACCAACTTTAGGACGGGCTGCAATCAGATCCACAGACTTTCGTCTGAGACCACCACCAATAGCCAAATCATATGCAGTAAACCCTGTTGGAATACCTGCGATATCACATGGATTTTCCGCAAGGTACGAAATATAATCTTCAATATCATTACCAATAATCTCAGTATTTTTATTGGAGCTTTGATAAATATCAGCGGTTGCATCAAGGATAGGCTCCTCAACCTTAGATATCAAGTCCATGATATCTTCGTCGCCACTAATTGAATTTAAATCATTTTCACAAGTCTTTAGTGTTTTCTTTAAATCCCTTGCTAGTTTTAGTTTTGCTATCTTAGCAGCATGTATACCAGCATTATCCTTGTGAATAGGAAAGTTAAACAAGGATCTAATAAAAGATATTTCTTGTTTACTATTTACATGCTCCTGAACACCTAAGTCATTTGCCGCAGAGAGTATTGATGATAACTCTACTTTTGAATTATTAGATATAGACTTATGTATACAATTAAACAAGATCTGATTCATCTCGTCATTGAAATGATCCGCTGTAATGAAGTCAATATCTAGATAACAATCTAAACCATATTGACACAGTCCAGCTAGTACAGCTCTTTCAGCCGCAGCATCTTGTAGCGTGGATTTATTTATTTTCTTAGGCATGGGTCACAAACAAAGAAGTCACGGACATGAGTGGGATTAACAGCTACAGATTTATTGCATCTTTGACACACTTGGTCAACTGGTTTATATGGAGTTCTACTTCTATTTGACGGAGTAAACTCTGGAGTTGTAATGTCTTTGGCAATCGTTCCGTCATCTTGAAACAGATTAACTCTTTCCTTCTTATCGTTTACAGGGCTACCAGATGTAGGTTCGTCTGTTTTCTTTTTAATAGT